AATAATTTTGGAATAGATTAAGTATTCTAAACTTTCGTGCCCCTGCCGGTCGATAATATTTCCAACCGTAGTGGTGTTAGTGGTAATTGCTGCCGGGTCTAGCGCTACCCGGTCATCAATGTTACTGTGTAAATCTTGTTGCATTACTGCTTACCTCCAATTATAAAAAATCTGGGGGAAGCGGGGCGCAAAGCCCCGCTACCAATTAAGTTTTCGTCTTAAGCAGTTTAATTGCTTCCGGTAACGTAACTTGGCCAGTATTCCACCGTGACATTGTGAACTCTATGATTGCTTTTTTCTTAAGTGTAAATTCATCCCGTACAATGCTTAAACCCGTGCGATCTATGATTGTATACCCACGTCTAAAGTCACCAAATGCAACCGATAAAGAATCGGAAGCAATGTCGGGCATATCGTTAGCAATAAGGTATGGAAAGCCGTTGATAGTATTTGCTACTGGGCCATTCATCCCGGGCTGCCATAAAAATACACCGGTAGTTGCTTTAAGGGTTCGGAGAAATGCAAGCGTTCTACGATTAAATATATAAACCGGATCGTAACCTGTTTTTAAATCACCGGTTAATAAAATAAGATCATCGGCTTCAAGAGTTGAGGAAGTTTCAGAAATTCTAGCCGCTGCGGCTACAACCAAATTAGTTAAAAATCCTTCCGGTTCTTTAACCCCAGTACCAGAAACAAAGCCTAAACCCTCACCTTTGGCAAATGCTTCAGCCCCGTCCGATAAAATTTCACCTTCCATAGCAAAAGCCGCATCCATAAGCATGTCCATAGTTACGGGACTTGTGAAGGTTTGACGGTAAGGTGTTAAGGTTTCTTTCTCATAAGAACTTACGCTATCGGCGCCAGTATCCGCTTGGCCTTCGTATGTAGCCGCCGGGATTGTATTACGTATCGGCACTTCAAGGGTTTTACTCCCAATAGTTCGTACGCGTGCAATTGCTCGAATATTACTTACTTCCTCGATTTTTTTGGTAATAGCGTTATCCATTTCCGCGGGTGCGAGAAAGCCCCCCGAGGTATCCGCATCGGTCCGTAATAGCTGTTTTTGTTCGGCGGGCATAAGATCGCCATATTTTACAAAAGCTTCAAGGGCTTTATACTCTACGCCTTCTCGGTAATCTTTTTCTTGGGAGGGGGTCGAACGGGCTAACTCAAGTTCCATGTCATGGATCTTTTCGTTAAGATCTTTTTCGGCTTGTTCGGCTTTCTTTTGGACGGCCAAAACTTCTTGATTTATCTTTTCTTGTTTATCAAGAAAGTCATCAATAGTTTTTAATTTATCTTTATCCGGAAAGTTTTCAGTAATTTCTTTCCGTAAAGATTCCACAGCATTACTCAGTTCTAAAACTGGATCAGGCATGTTATGTATCCTCAAATAGTTAAAGTTTGTGCTTTACCTATTGGCATCCCACCAACGGATACAGAAACAGCCTCGCGCTATCCTGTTTTTTTAGCGTAATTTAATGGCCTTAATTGTGGCCAGTACATCTTCTAATCGATTATCCACGGGGGGTATAGGTTTGTCAAGTTTAGGAGAAATACGACCCGCTAAATATTTAGCCGCACTTTTACTAAAATTACCCGAACCATGTAGTATTTTTTCTACATCTCTAACCGATATATCCTTAACATCCTCTAAAATTATAAATTGTCGTTCATCTTCAAAGGGCGAATCCAAGTCCATCTTTGCGTAATACCTTTCTAGATGCCGTATAACCGCTGGCCGATCCGATTCAGGAAGTTGTACGCCCCCCCGCGCACCTTGCACGGCACCGGCCGCTGCAAATATGCCCCGGGGTATGGCTACTAACTTACCATCAATAACATCAGCGATAGGGAGTTTATACCCTGAAAACACATCACCATTCTCCTTATCGTACCAAACGAATGCACGTTTATAACGTGGCGCCGGCTCATCCTCACTACCGGTGAGCTCTCTAACACGTTTCAATGCCGTACTTGAATCCCATACCCTATCTCGATCGGCTAAGGGTAAATCTTGAAACGGCACCACCGCCTTTGATTTTATATCTGTTACATTAGCAAAAGGATTCATAGGCTCAGATACTAAAGACCCTTCCCAAATTGTTGCTTGATTAATTGTCCTTACGTCGTTATCTTCTGTAAATTCATTAATCGAGAACCCAATAGAAAAATCAGATATAGCCCCCTGCTTTACAAGCGCATAAATTTCTGCGCCTTCTTGTACTTTCAAATTTATTTGAGCTTCGCCAAATAACCCCCGCTCATCCTCCCGTATAGTATTAATAGGGAATTGCCCTATAATTTGACGGTGATGACTTAATAATCTTATAGAACGATTGCGTTGTAAATGATCCGCTATTGATTTTAGAAACGCACCTGGCGTAAATTGATCGCGAGTACCAAAAAAATCACCCCTATCTAAATCAAAAGTGGCAATATACCCTTGAACAATCCCCAAATGATCGTCAAATTGCTCATCTTGTTTTTGCTCTAGATGCTTTGTTATCTCTCCACTATTAAATTTAAATTCAATTACATTATCCAGCATTACCCCCCACTCCTCTATTTCAATCGGCCCCCCGGTTATTTCACCATTTATAGTATGGGTATGGCCCTCTCCAAAATTCTCTGTAGATGTGCGCGCGCCTTCCAACATATGCCAGTGTTTTAGCATATTACCCGGATCTATAATTGCTTGCCTTGTTTCCTTATCACCTACTTTATGTATATGTTTATGCGCCATCTACTATCCTAGTTATGGATAAAATAATTTTATCCTTTTACAATTACGGCAATCGACATGAAGCCAATTTACACCCATTTCCAAACTTGTTATATACTCAAATTCTTCTAAATCTGGATTACCCAATATATCCTGCCTGACTTCCTCCGCCGATACTCTTTGAACTAACCCATCCAAAGCATTACCCAATCTATGTTGGCTTAAACTCGCCCCCTCCGAGCAATGCTTTGGTCTAAACCCTGAATATTTACGGGCCCCGCCCCACAGCCAATTATTTATTGTAATTGGGCCATATCGTTTACGCAATCTATCCGCTGTTATTAATATAAGCGGGTTTAATACTTCAAGAGACTTCTCGCCACGTAGTTTATATATGCCTGGGGGTACCCATTCCTGTGTTTTAAAATGCTCGGGTTTGTACATTAAGCTGCCTCCGGATAGATAATAAAACCATATTATAAAATCGTTCTATTTCAATAGATTCGCCAAGCACTGTTGGACAAATTGTATAATCTGTAACTTTAATCTCCATTATGCAGCCCTCCTCAATCCCACAATTTGACTACGATTATATTCAGCGTTACATCTACAATTTATAATATTTCCTAACGATGCCCCCAATGATGTATCACCGGGTTGACGTAGTAATTCACCCCCCACTATAAAGGCTTCATTTATATTTACTCGTTGCCCATTCGCATTCGCATGCGCCGGTCTTACCGCACTATCCCCAACTGTTACCCATTCTTTTTTAACATTTATTTCGTGTCGTGTTGGTATCTGTATGGAAGGGGTGGCTCCGGATAATACTTCAGCTTCGGTAGCTTTAGCCACTTCAGCAGGTATCTGAGTTTCGGTCATTAATACCCCGGCCTCACGCCCGCGAAGCTTACGAGCAAGAAACACAGTAGCCAACGCCGCAGCAGTTAATTGGGCGCCCCTACCAGTTAACGCCCTTACGCTTTCATCTTCCGCCGCCTGTTCCGTTGCTTCGATCATATCCCCTCGAGTGGTATTATTTATAGCAATTGCCGCTGCCGGCACAACCGCCAATAACCAAGGGGCTAAAGCATTTTTTATTTGAGAACGTTCGTTTTCATCTATAGACACATCATCGGGTAGCCTTGGGCTCATATTGTTAGAGAATGCATTAGTAACAGACCCATAATGTTTATCAAGTATATCGGTAAGCCCTTGATCGAATTCATTTATGTTAATTATAGTACCATCTTGACGTAATTTGGCGCCAAATTGACGCGATACTTTAGTATTAAACCGTCTTAACTTAGGTAATAACTTCCGTTCGAGCTGTAATTTTTTGTTTAAATCCTTCCGGGATTGAGTTGTGGCCATCTAAAATCCTATAATCCATATAATAATTTCAAATAATTTTACTAATCCAAGAAAAAACATACTATATACAAACACCTCCGCCCATTTCCTAACTTTAACTATATCCATTTATTCGTCCGCCACCGGTTCGACGAGTGGCGTATCCCTCATTATTTCAGGTTCATCAATTAATAAATCACTCCCTACGGGTATAAGGTTGGCGGGTTTAAGTATATTGTCTCCGCCATCGTATGGCCCGCGGCCTAAAAATGTACGTAGCTCGTTATCCGATTCGATGTTAATTTCTGTACGAGTTCTTATTTCTTCGAGTACGCGCGTTCGCAGTGTGGGTATACTTAAAATATCATAAGTTATACGAACCTTTGCCGGATCCAAACCATAACGAGGTAATAAAAAAGCAGATAAGGCCGCGAAAATTCTATCGGCTAGCGGTAACACCGCATCATCGAATAAAGCTAATTTAGCTTCCTTATAATTATTAAACGTTGCAGCTTGATTAGATATAAGTG